TCTATGCCGGTTATGGCGTAGGCGTCTCATTAAAGTCGGCGAAGAACTGCCAGTTTGAGCGTCTGGAGGGTGTAGGAGAGATATGGGCAGCTTGCTTCAGAAAACCTAAACCGGGCTGGCGACTATTTGGCTGGTTCATTGAGCCTGACGTGTTGATGCTGGGAGCGGGATACGACCGTCATGCGTTGGCAGGACAGAAATATTCCGAAACGGCGGTCCACACCCAGTCTGATCTTTTGGCACGGTTTCCTAACCTGCCTATCCTGCAGGGCGAAGTGCCAGAAGATTATATAACCGGCCTGATTTGGAACCTTGATGAGGATTGATATGGCAGAGACAAACACTCAATTCATCAAGCAATTCAGTCGCGAAATGATGCGGTCTATGTTCCAAAGCATGTTTCTCTCGGTTTTCAACGATCGAAAGAAAAGGCACAAAATGACGCAGCAACAACTTGCGAACTCTCTTGGCATCAACAAGGCTGTGATCTCCAGAAATCTCAACAGTCCGCCTAATTGGACGATCGACAAGATTTCGGACATGGCAGAGGCGCTCGATGTTGAAATTCAGATTATGGCTCGAGATCGAAAAACGGGAATAGTGCATACTGCTGCCGGTCCGGTATTTGTGCCTGCTTCATCTACCCATAATACCATCGTGTCGGCGAACGGCAGGAAAGAGCTGGCTGTAGACGGGCTTGCTATTCAGCCGCGACGGGTAATCGGTGAACCCGCGAAGATCAGGATTCATACATGATCATATTTCCAGCTGCTCCTGGCGGCCACGCGATCTTCTGCGACGATCTCCGGGAAGAAGTCGGCGGCAAGAATTCCCTTATCGGGGTGTACGGAAGCGATCTGATGATCAACGCCACCCCTCCCGTGATGCTCCCGCAGCTTTCATGTGTTGCGACAATCAACTTGGATCCCGAGCGGATGCCTGGTCAGTTGACGATCCAGATTAAAAAGTATTTGCCATCGGGCGTAGAGGAAGTGCTGACTGCAGTTGAACTGCCACCTTTCGCCGACATCCCTCAGCCGGAGTATCGTCCGGGTTACGGCGACTCGAAGCGGCTATTCACGTTAAGTGCGGCAATGAAAATGGTTCCTTTAGCTATCGAGGGTGAGTTCACGCTCCGCGCGGTCGCATTAATAGACGATGACGAATACCGCCTCGGGGGGCTTACTGTTAGGCTGCAACCAAACGGACCACCGTCGGAGCTCAAGTAGTTCGATCCGGCGCAGTCTCCATCTTCACATCGGTCGTAAAGCCGCCCGCCTTGTCGAGCCGGTGCGTCACTTCCGAAATCAGCCATGTGGTCGCGTCGATCTCATCCTTATAGCCGCTGACCCTCACGCGGGCTTCGGGGATGGCGTCGGCGCGGCCCAGCGCCAGCTTCATGTCCAGCGTCGCCGGGGCGCGCTTTATCCGGTCCCGCTCCGCAACGGCGGCGCGCTTTGCCGACGCTTCGTCGGGATAGACCTTCCGCAGCTTCTTCGCGCCGTCTGCCTTGCCCACGGTGAAGGTTTGGCGCGCCGCGCCCTTCTTGTCGTGCCAGCTGGCCGTGACGCCTTCCTGACCGTCCCGCTTCTGCCGCTGCCAATTGTGCCGGTCGCCATCGGTGCGGCGAATCGTCAGGGTCGGGAGCGCCTTGCCGCCCGTGGTGGTGCCCGCGCCCTTCCGCGCAAAGATCAGGTGCTTGTCCTTGATGGTTGCCACGGCGTCATTCTCGCGGCCAAGGCGGCGCAGGAACGCAATATCGCTCTCCCGGCTCTGGCTGATCGAGGGCAGCGCGATCGCCGCCAGATCCGACGCCACCTTGAGCGTCAGGCCGTTCCGGCCCGCGACGTCTTTCAGCACCGCGCCCAGCGTCGTGTTCTTCCAGCTATGCTCCCGCCGGTTGCGGATCTGGCTGGTGAAGTCGGCGGCGCGGGCCTTGATCGTGATCTGATCGGGTGGGCCGCTGTGCGAAACATCGTCCACCTTGAAACTGCCCTTGTCGATCCGACCGGCGGTGACGTCGCGCCCCTGTTTCCAGCCCAGCTCTACTTTCAGCACCGCGCCTTCCTTCGGGATCCCCAACATGCCGTCCGTGTCGTTCAGCACAATATCCAGCTGGTCGGCTTCATCGCCACGCTTTTCCGACAGGGAGAGGGAGACGAGGCGCGGGCGCAGCCGGTCGGACAGATCCTTGCCGTCCAGCGTCACGCGCCAGTCCGCGATATTGTTGATTTTCTCACTCATGACGATGCCTGGGCATTGTTTGCCGCCGCCGGATCATCCACGCGCAGCAGATCTATGCCGAAGTCGATGCGACGGGCACGGCCATCGGACATGAGGAAGGCATGACGCTCATCGAGCGCGGTGATGACGTAATTGCCATAGACCGTGCCGCTGCCATCAACCAAGGGAAGCGCCTCACCATCGTCTGCCATGGTCCGCAGATCATCGAGCGAGACGCGCCCGTCCGCGATCTCCGCATAGACCTTGCCCGACAGGCTGATCGTTTCGTCGCCGGGGCCGGTGTATTGGGTGGCGTCCCGCGCGCCGATGCGGGGGGACCGGGCATGTTGCCAGTCCGTTTTCCGCTGCATTTCGTCATAGGCGAGCGTCCCGATCTCGAACAGGAACATGCCCAAAGCCATCAGGTGCATATCCGCTACTCCGCCATCCATTCATATTTGCGATCGGGCGGCACCGTTGCGTCCGCGTCATGAAACAGGGCGTAGCGCGTGGCATTCTCAGCCATATTCGCAATGTTCCTCCGATCGGCGGGGGTGAGTTCGACCATGACCGGGCATCCGGGGCCAGCCTCAAACCATTGATCTCCGACTTTCACTCGCATTGTATTTTCCCCTTATTCGTCACTAAAGCCGCGCCCGCGCCGCTCGCGCTCGATCTGCTCGATCGCCTCGCGGACCTTGTCGGCGATGTCCTGCGGATCGCCGGTGACGCCGTGGAAATGCAGTTCATAGGTGGCCGGTGCGGGCGCGGTGGCGGCGGTCGGGTTAGTGGCCGGCTGCTGTGCCGCAGCCGGGGATGCGACGGCCATGGCCGCCCCGGCGGTGCCCGCGCCGATCGCGCTCGCCATCTGCCCCGACAGATCCATGATCCGCGGAATGATGGGACTGGCCGAAAAGCCCTTCGTCATCCGGTCCGACAGTTCGGCGATGCGGTCCACCGGGCCGCCGCTGTTGTCGGAAAGCCCCTGATCCAGACCGGCCATGACGAACCCGCCCAGCCCGACGAAAACGCGGGATGGGGAATGGATGCCCAGCTTGGATTTGAACCAATTGGCGACGGAACTGGCCGTGTTGACGATGGTGCTTTTCAGCGCGCCGAGCATTCCCACGACGCCGTTAATCAGCCCTTGGATCAAATTGCGGCCGATCTCGGTAAAATTCAGCGACTGGAGATAGGCCAGCGCGGGCATGAAGGCGCGGATGAGCAATCCGAGAGGGTGGAAGGTCAGGAAGGCATTGATCAGGAAGTCGATCGCCCCGCTGACCATGGCTTTGATGCCTTCCCACAGGCCGCCGAACCACGCGGATATCGCGCCCCAATTGTCGTAGATCAGATATGCGGCTGCGGCGACCGCAGCGATGGCCGCGACGATCAGCAGCAATGGCCCCAGCGCAATGCCCAGCGGCGCGGCGGCAGCGGTCAGGGCGGCGAAAGCCAGCGCAAGGCCGCCGAGCAGGATCAGCAACGCCGCGCCCGCGCCCATGAATATCATGATGCCTTTCGCCAGCACCGGATGTTCCTGCGCCCACCCACGCACCGCGACAGCTGCTTTGGAGACGTAGCCCGACACCTTGACGATGGTGGGCAGCAGGAACTGGCCCATGGTGATGTTGAGCGCCGACAAGGCGTTGCCCGCCAAGCCGGTCGCCCCTTCCGTTGTGGCGATGGCCGACAGGAATTCCTTGTTCATGGAGCCTGCATATTTGCTCCTGTCGCCGACCATGGCGAAGTTCGTTTTCAGCTGGTCGAGGCTGGTCAGCATGGGCGCGATCGCAGCGACGCTTTCGGAACCGAACAGGTCGGTCAGCATCCCGGCCTGCGCCTCTTTCGGCAGCTTCTGGATCCGCTCCAGAACATTGGTGATCGCGCGCCCGGCGTCCTTCTGCATGTCCTTCGACATTTGCACGGCATCCAGCCCCAGCGCCTTGAACGCGCCCTGCTGCGATTTCGTGGCGGACGTGCCCTTGGTGAGCGCCAGCATCATGTTCTTGATGCCCGTCGCGCCGATCTCCGATTCCACGCCGACGCTGGACAGGACTTGGCTCATGGACGCGATCTGCGCAGCAGCGAGGCCGCCGACCTTACCCAGCGGGCCGATGCGCGTCACCATGTCGGTCACAGCGCCGACATTGCCGCCATAGCTGTTGGTCAGGGCGTTGATCTGGTCAGCCAGCGCCACGACGCCATCCTGCGGCAAGCCGAACGCGGTGCGCCATTTCGCCATGGTATTGCCCGCATCTTCGGCGGTGCTGTCGAACGCCACGCCCATTTTCGCCGCATCTTCGGCGAAGCGCATCAGTTCCTCACGCGGGACATTGGCGCGGCCAGCGGCGGCGACGATCTGGGCAATGCCCTCCGCCGCCATCGGGATCCGCGTGCTCATCTCCAAAATGTCGTCGGACATCTTGTTGAAGGCTTCGGGCGTGGGGAAATCAACCACCTTGCGGACGTCGGCCATGGCACTTTCCAGCGTCATCGCCTGTTTGGTCGCCATGACGATCGGCGCACCGGCGGCGGTGCCAGCGGCGACCATGCCGAGGCCCATGCCCGTCGCCTTCTGACTGATCTCATTCAGCTTTTCGGAATTGCGGTTGGCCTTTGCCACCTTCTCCAGCTGGGCGGTCTGCTGACGAAGCGCCTGGTTAGCTTCGGCGGTGCGCTGGGCAAGCCGATCTTCATGAGCGGCGAGTTCGCCCACGTCGATCCCGGCGGCGGACAGCTTGCCCGCCAGCTGCTGCAATTCCGTGCCGTTGCTGTCGAGGCGCGCGGTCAGTGCGGCGGCCTGCTTTTCCGTGCGGGCGAACTCGTCGCGCAGTTTCTTGGTGGGCTTTTCCGTCGCCTCCAGCTGGTCGCGCAAGGCGGCAAGTCGGGTCTGGGCCTCCTGATATTTCCGGGTGTCATCGGCGAAGCGGGTTTCCGCCGCCTTGTAACTGCCGACCTGCTTTTGCAGGGCACCCAGCGATTTCAGTTCCTCGTGCGTCTTAGCCAGATCCCGGCGCGCGGCGGACGATGCGCCGGTGATGGATTTCAGGGGCGATGTGACCTTGTCCAGCGCCTCAAGGATGATCTGGAGCCGAAGATTCTTGTCCGCCATTATCGCTTTCCGGGCTTTTCAGGGGGTTTCGATCGACGGGCGGCCTGCTCGCGCCAGCCCATCAGTTCGGAGAGATCCATTCCGTCCATGACGGCGGGCGACCAATGGAAGATGATCGCCACGTCCGCCATCGCGTCATCTACTGATCGAGGACAGCCGCACGCTGCGACTTCTGCAGCAAAAAACTGCCAATCTCCGCACCGCAAGCGAGCAGGTCCGCCGGTTCCATATTGGACACTTCGGCTTCGGTCAGGGTGGGCATGGAGATCCGGGGCAGCAGCTTGGTCAGGCTGTCCACCTTCAACTGGCCCAGATCGACCAGCGACAGGCCGCGCAGTTCGCCGGAACGGGGCTTGCGCAGCTTCAGTTCCTCGATCGAGGTTTCGCCGCGCACGATCGGCGCGTCGAGGGTGACGGTGCGGAACAGGGGATCGGTGGTGTCGCTCATGATACTCTCTCAAATTTCAGGGAAGGACGGCCCGACGACGCGCGCCGGGCCACAGGAATCAGAACATGCCGATGGCTGCGCGCAGTTCGGCGGTGCGATCCACGCCGCCCACGATCTCGATCATATTGATGAAGTCGATTTCGATTTCCGTCCGCCCGTTCCAGACCAGCTTGTAATAGGCCAGCGCCATGGTCGCCGCGAACTCGCCGGGTTCACCGACTTCCTGATCGCCGGGGTCGATTTCCGAATATCGCCCGCGAGCGATGACCTCGACCGTGTCGATCGCGCTGCTATCGTCCTGCTGATATGCGCCGACGAAACGGATATAGACCCCG